GACGCCGACTACTTCGCTTGCGAGGGCTTGGTTGTTATCTACCTCAGTTGTCAGTGGCTAGCACCGACATCACCCAACATGATACATATTGGTACACGTGCAACAACATATTGTAGATTTCGTCCAGATTCATCGTAAGTCGTTGATAATCAACGAAATCCAGTTACCACTTTATTTGCGATTCGGCCTGTATCATAGGCCTATTTGGGCCCATGTAGGGGATTGCTCGCATGGTATTGAACTCAACGAACTCCTCGGCCTCGCACCTGATGCCGTCGTCTACGTCCTGTTTGTACTTTTCAACTACATCACACCATTGTGTGTATGTGTTATTTGCATACACCATCGAGAGTGCTGTCCACTTGACCAGCAGTGGATATGAGTACACAACGTGGAATGACCCATCAGTCACGTCACGCACCACGTCCTGTATCGCATGGTCCAGCCACGCACGTGGCTCCAGCAGCACGGCCACGAACTCGCCGTCATAGTTCTCTTCGACTTCCTTGATGAGTTCACTCTGCCACGCTTCAGGTATGATGCCCTCACGCTTTGGTTTCTTCTCATTTCGTTTACTTGCTTTGTTGTTCTTGGCCATGACGCACTTGTGTGCGATGAATCACAGCCAGAGCAAGCGAATGTTAATCTACGACGATAGACGTGCCCTTACCTCTGCCCTTTCGCTCATTGAGTCAGGTGACAACGACTTGGCCATAGGTGATAGGCGTTCGCTTGATGGCCCAGCCATTGGTAGATTCCAGATACACCAGTCAGCATGGGATGACATCAGTGCCATGAGAGCCAAGGAAGGACGTGCATCATTCACCTATCATAGTGCCCACAATCGCTATGCCAGCGAAGAGTATGCCTACTATCTGTTGAATGCTATCAACGCTGAGTTCATCAGGCATCACAGGCATAGCCCACACCCAAGCGTGCTGTATGCGTGCTGGTCGCTTGGCCCAAGCATCATAGCCAAGATACCACGTATGCGTAATCTCAAGGCATACCAGATACCCCATGATGCCATCATGCTCATCCCCGATGTGACCAAGCCATATTCGTTCCTTACCTCAGTTGGCTACACCACATACATGGCCAAGCGTAAGTTGGAGACAGGTGTGCGATACTCCAATTTGTTGTTTGACCACACCAACTCAGTGCGATTGTTTGGTCGCCCAACCCTCTACCGATGAGCGACAGAGCCAAGTTCGACATAGACCTTCAGTATGGTCAGGCAGGTGAACGCTGGCTCACGTGGCTCGGAACAGACCAAGCCAAGGTCGAGGTGAAGACAGAGCGTGATACTTGGGCCACCACAGGCAATGCCTGCTTCGAATACAGATGCAGAGGCAAGGCGTCAGGCATAGCAGTGACAGCATCAGACTATTGGATACACCTGTTCAAGTTAGGTGAGACCACGCACATGGGCTTCATATGGTCAGTCGATGACCTGAAGTCATTCCTGAGGATGTGCGTCACAACCAAGGGCTATGCTGGCTCCAGAGTGGTCCAAGGAGGAGATGATGACCAATCGACAGTCATACTCGTGCCCATTACCGAACTGTGGCGTGTATCGGCTATTGGCTTACCGTTTGCGACCCAACCTAAGCCTAGCACCTGAACTAACCTGAGGGATTGATAGGTTTAGTTAGGGATTAATGCGTCGCATGGCTCATGGTAATTCCCTAAAGAATGACCCCGTGTCAAGCCCCCTACGTGCTAGATTGGTGGTTTGATACGCTTTTAGCCCATGAACCACGTCTATTGATACCCCAATTAGACATAATGACTATTTTGCGAAACCATCTGTATCCCCTCCTATTAGGTTTTAGGGGGGCGGGGGGGGTCGATAATTGAGAATTTTCGTATTTCCAGACGGGTTAGGAGACATCCCCCTTATCCCCAAAAAGACTCTTCTTCGGGTCCTTAGACCACTCAAGGAACGCTGACGTAGATTTAGGTTTATCCACAACCACCTCTGCGTCAAGGATTACTTCTTTGGCCTTCTTGAGACCCTCCCCCTTCTCCTTCAACAGTTTGTTGATAGTATCGTGGGTGATGCTAAATCGGTGTTCTACGACAGCCGTGGGCTGGTCCTGTAGGGACTGGATTTTGTCGATGGCGATACCCATGGCGATGGGTATTTGGGATACGTGCAGATTGTCCAACTCGTTGACCAACTTCTGGGAGGCCTGTTGGACGAAGTTCTTCAGGTTGCGGACAGTGACCGCCTTGAACTCATCCCTTAGCCCAGTGGATTCGGGCATTTCCCGCTTGATGGCCATAACGTTGTTCGGGCTCATCTTGACGGCCTTGGCGATTTCTAGGATTGGAGTGCCATCCCTTAGGGCCTGCTCCACGGCCTCCCTCCGCTCCTTGGGGATTCGGCTCGCATTGTGGTCAGAAGATGGGTTGGTGTCTAGACGCTCGTTTTCCATTGACCCAATTTGGACTCAAGCGAGCATTTGGTCAATGGATAACCAGCCGAACTACTTCGAGCGTAAATGCATGCTCGAAATCACCCCAATCAAGAGCACCCATCAATCTGCCCTCAGAATCATCCATCGGAAGGGTGGGAAGCCATTTGTAGGCAAGTACGCCAAATCCGACGTTAAGCAGTGGATTGAGCGTTTCGAGCATTTGGCCAAGGACAAGGCCCCAGACAAGCCATACACGGGTCCGCTGGAACTTACGCTTTATTTCGGTTTTCCACTCATTCAGTCCGACAAGGGCAAGAGTACCGCCATGACGACCAAGCCCGATTTTGACAACCTAAGCAAGGCGGTGTGCGATTCCCTGACCAAGTGCGGATACTGGCATGACGACTCTCAGGTCGTTTTTGGCAAGGTCCTCAAGTTCAGGACGGATAAGCCCTTTGTCGGATTCTGGGTCAAACCGTGCACTTGGGTCGATAACGCCTATTGCGACCAACTCAGGAAGACACTCTCAAATGCGTGAACAAATCGTAATCGCCACCTATGGCATCCCGAAGGCCGAACTCCAAGAATTCCGACAATCCCTCGAAGAGGGCAAGATGTGGTTCAGGGAGCGTTCTGGGGCCAAGCCGTCCAAGTTGTGTCCTGTCGCTTTCACAGAGGAAGGCCTTAAGGCTGTTTTGGAACGCTTTGGCGTCAATGGAGCCAAGCCAGCCGAGGCTGACCCATCTTCATTTTCCGCTAAGGTGGTCAGGTGCGACTTCCCTAACCGAAGGCTGATGTCCGTCCTTCCCGACGGAACCGACAAACCAGTGACCGTCCAGACAGCCGACTCACGGCTGTTCTACCGTGGTGCGATGGTTCAGGTCGTTCGTAGGGGAAATTCACTTATCTGCTTGCAACGACCCGCAAGTAAGGAGAAACTCTTTACTGCCCTCAATCGAACCAAACCCAATGAGCAAGAGCACTCGTAAGAACAAATCAAAGATGAACAAGCCCGTCCGTGGAGGGAAGCGTTGCTAACCCGCCGCCAAGATAAAAAGCCATGGGAATGATGCTAAGAAAAGGAATGCTTCCTAGGAAGCAAAGGACTGCTTACCTAAAGTCAGACAGGCCTAAGTATGGCCGTCCAAAGCCGATGTCCGACGAATGGCGTCAGCGTAATCACGAAGGCGACCCCAAGGCGAAGGTCGAACTGAAGAAGCATTATCTTGAGGCACGTCAGGCTTCTGGTCGCATGCCAGACGCTCCCGCCGCTGCAAAGAAAAAGCCCGATACGGTTGTGGTCCGTGGCACCAAGATGCAGGCCAAGAATTTCGCCAAGAATTTCGCCTCTGTCCGTGGGTACCGAGTCGGCGGTGCCGACGTGTCGAAGAAGGCCATGAAGACTCAGGGCCCAAAGGCCGTCACCGATGCCATCAAGGGCGATTACCGACAGGGTGGCCACTTCAAGAAGATGCCACGCAGTGCTTCCGAGTATGATAAGAAACATGGATTCCCGTCTGGCGTCGGACCAAAGCGAGTTCAGACCGATGCCGTCATCAGCGGAATCAAGCGTGGCTCCACTGGCAAGTCCCTCTGGACCGCATACAAGGAGCACGTGAAGTCTGGTTACTAATTTTCACCCGAAACCTAAAACCTAAAAACTAAAATGGGAGCAAAAGCACCAAGAGGATTCATCAGTCATCAGCGAGCGTCCGCAAGGACCCGAGCCGCAGTTAATCAGGCAAACACCACCTCCGCCAAGAGGTACCAGACGAACGCCGCCCGTGCCCGTAAGGCCGCTGACGCACGTCAGGCTTCTGCGGTCAGGTCCGCCACGTCTTCGACCCGTTCTCGCACCATGCGTAACGTGGAAAAGAACATGGGGGGAGTCCAGAGGGCTGGTCGTGCCGTCGATAGGGGTATCGCCGCAACCAAGGACGCCTATCAGAGGGCACAGACTGGCAACACCGCTTGGCAGAGGGGCCTCAACAAAGGCGTGGACAAGACCAAGAAGTTCACCAGAGAGGCTGGCACCTCCATCGGACGAGGTTATCTCGCCGATGGAATCAGCCAGAAGGGTGCCAAGCGTGGGACGACCAACACCGTCTTTGGCAACATGAAGAACAAGAACGTCAGGAGGGCTGGTTACGGCATCGCTGGAACGGTTGCTGGCACTGGCGTCGGAGTTGCGAAACTTGGCTACGACACCGCCACGTATTCCAGTAGCCATGAAAGCAACAACCCCAAGCCAGCGTCCAATCCAACTGAATCCCAGTGGAGCAGGCACAAGAGGTCTGGCACCCCGTACGGCCTCTAAGCCTTGGCTGAAGAAGAGGTCATAGTCCCGACCTCGGGCAACCCAGCACTAAACGGAGACGCCGTAAGCGGTCTTGTCGCACGGATGGTCGGAGACAAACTCTCCGATACCCGTGCCGATAAGACGTTTGAGACGAGGTTAGGCTACTACGGCGGGAAGCACTGGTCTGAGCGTGCTGAAGAGGCTGAAAAAAATCGTCGTCGCTCTCTAACAGAGAGCGACAGACAGAAAGAGGACACTGAAGCATATTGGGCCAAACGCAGGGATAGGCGTGATAGGCTTGGCCAAAATGAAGAAAGGCCTAAGGCGATTCTGAGCGGAGGCTATTCTGGAGGGGGTGATGGCGGCAGGGCTAGGATTGCACGGTTTGGAATCGGGAATTCGTCCAGCGTCGAATACGCACAGATGCGTTTTAAGAGCAAGACGATGCAGGAAGCCTGTTCCCCGAAATTTACCTGTGCCTTCCCGATGAACACGCACCTGCCTCAAGTCTGCGGACCGTTCAGGCCAATCACGCTTTCCTCTCAGGGTGGACTCCCGCAGTCATCGCTACAGGAGTCCATAGGAACTGGCATAATCCCAAATATGGATGCATAATGGGATTCGACAAAGTTACAGTTGGAGGTCTTGAACTGACCAAGCACCCAGTCATTCATCTTCCGACTGAAGAAGAATTGCTGAACATCGCACGTGAACTTGGTCCAGAGGCGACAGCCGAAATCCTAAAAAGGCGTGAGGAGAAGATAAAAGCGGAGGAGGCCGACCCATACAGGCACGGATTCGAACCATCGTGCTGGGCCGACGCAGACGAGATTCTGATGTCTGGCACCGAATTGCTCATCATGGGTGGAAATCGTGCTGGCAAGACCGAGTACGCCGCAAAGCGTGTGATGCAACTTCTGTGCACTAGGCCAGAATGCAGGATTTGGTGCCTTCACACGACTTCCCAGACTTCCATCCAGATGCAACAGGCCGTCATCTGGAAGTACATGCCTCCAGAGTTCAAAACTGCGAAAAAGACGAAAGTCACGAACATCCAGTATTCCCAGAAAAACGGGTTTACGGACGCTACGTTCGTTCTGCCCAACAAGTCTCAGTGCTTCTTCATGAACTACGGGCAGGAAAAGAAGGTCATCGAAGGTGGCGAGCCTGACCTAATCTGGTGCGACGAACTGGTTCCTCCAGATTGGGTCGAAACGCTTCGCTACCGACTGGCCACCCGAAGCGGCAAAATGATTATCACCTTCACCCCAATTACTGGCTTCACTCCAGTGGTGAAGGATTACGTCGCTGGGTGCAGAATCAAGAAGACGCTTCCAGCGACACTACTTCCAGACACGCAAAACGTTCCAAGCATTCCGCTTGGACACATGCCTTACACCGCCAAGTGCTCCAAGGGTGCGGCTGGCGTCATCTGGTTCCACTCCGAACTCAATCGCTACTCTCCATTTGAACAAATCAAACTGGCACTCCGAGGTCGAGGACCTTACGAAATCAAAATCCGAGCATACGGATGGGCGGAATCGCTGTCTGGCTCACAGTTCCCTCGATTCGGAGAACCCAACATCATTCCAGACGACCAAATCCCAGAGGAAGGCACTAATTACATGGCAGTTGACCCTGCTGGTGCAAGAAACTGGTTTATGGTTTGGATGAGGGTGGACGAGTACGGAAACAAGTTCATCTACAGGGAATGGCCAGACATCAGCATGGGCGAATGGGCCATGGCTGGCGACAAGCATGACGGCAAGGCTGGCCCAGCACAGCGTCAGGGTGCTGGCATGGGCTTGGATGAAATCAAGGCTCACATCCTAGACCTTGAGAACGGCGAGGAAATCGCAGACAGATTCATCGACCCACGTGCTGGTGGCACTACAGTGATTCAGAAGGAGGGCGGAACAACCCTCATCCAACTGCTAGACGACGGCGAAAACCCAATGTTCTTCACCCCAGCCGCAGGGCTGAGGCTTGAAGAGGGTGTCGCAATTTTGAACGACTGGTTCGCATACGACCCAAATCAGCCAATCAGTGGCGTCAACCAGCCGAAACTCTACATCTCCGAAAACTGCCACAACCTAATCTGGTGCCTGAGGGAATGGACTGGCCTAGACGCAGAAAAGGGTGCCAGCAAGGACCCAATCGACGCCCTAAGGTACCTAGCGGTAATGGACCCTCAATATGGCGGTTCCGACTCGTATCGTGCTTTCGGGGGAGGCTCTTACTAAAATGGAACTACCTAAAGACACCCCACCACTGCTCAGGCTAGCCGACGCTGCTAGACTGCTCAACATTTCCAAATCGACTATCCTAAGGCTTCGCCGTTCTGGACGCATCAAGACGTTCAGGACGCTTGGCGGTCAGCACATGATTTATCGGGATAGCATCGTCGAATACATCAAGCAAAACTCCAATGAAATTCAAAAGCCCTAACCCTCACAGCGATAAACTGGCGTATCACAGCGACAAGCCAGACATCCAACTGCTAATTTCGGAGTACGAACGCTCCGCCTACACGCGCACCATGGTGTCCAAGATGAACTACGCCGACGACATCAGGCTTGCCCGTTGGGCTGGCCAGACGGAAGACGGGAAAAAGCATTCGTGGGCTAGGCCAGAGGGTGACCCAGCGTTTCCGTTCGAAGGTGCTTCCGACGTCCGTGTCCGACTCGTCGATAGGCTCATTAATGACCAGAAAGCATTACTGCTCACCTCCTTCAAGGGTTGCACCCTTAAGGTCGGCGGAACCGAAATCAACGACACTATGGCAGCCGCTTCCGCCACCAACCTAATGCGTTGGCTGGTCGAAACCAAGATTAAGAACGAACTGCACAGGGAGGCCGAACTGGCCGCTGACTACGCCCTGACCTATGGTTGGTCCGTCGTTCAGGTGACTTGGGAACAGCAGATGTCCATGCGTATCCAGACCATGACCATGCAGGAACTCCAGCAGATGGCCGCAGAAGAGATGCAGTCTGGGAATCCGAACGGAGAGTTTGGCAAACTGGTGAACGCCATCATGGACCCATCCCGTGAGGAATACGCAATCCAACTCGTCCGTGACCTTTTGAAGGACATGAAGGTAAAGGACATCAAGAAGTTCATCAGGGGTATGCGTGAGAAGGGTCAGGGCGACATGCCAGAGCAGTACGTCTCCAAGAACTTGCCGTGCGTCGAGGCACTCAAGCCATTCGATGAGGTCTGCTTCCCTCCCGAAACGGCTGACCTACAAAAAGCCCGTGTCATCTTCAGGAGGCAATACATGACCGAGGTAGAACTCAGGTCTACCGCCCAGATTGACGGATGGGACCCAGAATGGGTGGACAAGGTGGCGAATACGCTTGGCAATCATTACTACTTCAACGACCCGAACCTCGTGCCAACCACAACCATGCTCAATTCGAACATCGAGCGTGGCAACAACCTGTGCGAAGTCGTCTGGGCTTACTACAGGCAATTGGACGAAGATAACGTCCCAGCCATCTATTACACCGTGTTCTCCCCTAGGGTCGGAGAAGGGCTCTATGCGAAACAGGAACTCCTAAACTATGCACACGGAGAGTACCCGTTCGTCGAATACAGGCGTGAACGCCACAGGAGGGCTGTCGCAGAGTCTAGGGGTATCCCAGAAATCAACAAGACCGAGCAGGATGAGGTGAAGGCACAGAAGGACGCAATCAGGG